CACTGTTGGGTCGCGTACAAAAAATTCTAGGTGAAACCAGACGCACACCTGGCTTTTATCAAAGTCAAAACAATCCCACATATCTCAAGCTAGTTATGTTGGAACAGGCACTGACCAGCCGCCTGCGCGAAGCTGGAGTTCCTCCTATCCCTGGTACCACTCCTGCTGCCGCACCTGGCACCACTGGCACAACCACAGCTACACAGACTCCACAGGATGCTGCCAAGCAAGCTGCCGCCACAGTGGCTGCTACCAAGGATCCTGCACTACGTGCTGCATTACAGAAAGCTGCCAAAGGCCAAAGCTTGAATCCTCAAGAACAAAAAATGGTAGCTGGCGCTGCACTAATGAAACAAGAAAGCCGTTTGCGTAATGCTTATCGCATGCTCAAAGAATCTGAAGTGCAACAAGCCCAAGTGGTGTTGGCCGCTCAAGACATGGTAGACAAAATGCAAGGCATGTTGGAAGACGTAAGCGAATTGCAATTCAAAGAATTGCCAGCTCTAGTTGACTCAATCAAGAACCAAGTGGGTATTGATCAAGCTCAACAGTTCAATACTGATGTGTCGGCTGCACTAACTGGCTTGATGCAGAATCTACAAGCTACCAAGCAACAGCTTGACTCTGCACTGGGTGTGGTAACTGGTCAAGCTCCTGCTGTTCCTGGCGTACCCGGTGCAGGCGACCTTGGCGCCGAACTAGGTGCTGACTTGGGTGCTGCTGCAGGCGGCGCTCCTGGCGCCGAAGCAGGTGCCGAACTAGGTGCTGACTTAGACAATGACCTGGCTGCTGCCGCTGCTGCCGGCAACGAAGCTGAACCAGCACCTGCTGCTAGCTTAGGCCGCGCACGTAGATAATGAGAATCAACGAAGTTGCTGCTGACCAACCTGGAGCAGACCCAAATCAATTAGTGGGTCTGGTCCAATTTCTCAGTGGCCGCGCAACAGACACTGATGCTCAAAAACAAATTAGCCAAGATGCATTTATTAAATTGGCACAAAGCTTGGGTGTCAATATCACACATCAAAACCTCGGCGACATAATTAGCCAACCTCCATTAAATGGCGTGCTAGAACCCTTGGATCCAAATTCCAATATGATCTCATTCAAAGGCGCCGACATAGGCCCTGCCAAAATGAGTGTGCCACAAGCTCAACAAGTTGTCAACAAAATGGCCAAAAGCGCAATGAAACGCGGTTTGAAGTAAACGTTTTGTTGACAACAGGCGTTGTATTAGTATACAATGCTACAAGGAGATTCCAATGAAAAAAGCTCTTGCAATTTTAATGCTGATTGCCGGCACGTCGGCTTTGGCACACGGTCCGGTTTATCGTCCACATCCTCATTACAGCCATGGCTATGGCTGGGTAGTTCCGACAATCATTGGCGGCGTGGTGGGTTATGAAATTGCTCGACAGCAACAACCTGTGGTGGTACAACAGCAACCAGTGATTGTTCAGAATCCCCCGATAGTGTATCAGCCACAGTCAAATTGTGGACCTTGGATTGAAACACTAAACTCAGACGGAACTATCACTCGCTCACGAACTTGTATGCAATGAAATACTGGAAAATACAGCTACACTATCATCCTGGGCTAGACATCGATTATAATATAGCATGAAAATAAATCAAGCAACTGCGGCCGAATTGGCCAACTACTCACAGCATCTAAAATCGCTGCCGCCACATGACAAATACACACGTTTTGGTTTCTCTGTCAGCAACGAAACCATTGATCAGTTGATATTGAATGTGCTGTATCATCCCGAAGATCATTACATATTTGTAGCACAATACAATGACACTGTTGTGGGTTTTGGGCACCTGGCACGGGAAGGCGCAGACTGGGAATTGGCTGTCAGCGTCAACGAAGATTTGCAAGGCCAAGGCATCGGCAACGCACTAATGAGTCACATGATCGGCTGGAGTAAAACACACGGTATTCATTCTGTGTTCATGCACTGCATCAGCGAAAATCAAAAAATACAGCACCTTGCTCGCAAGCATGGCTTGCGAACTGTAGAACGCTCGGGACCGGAAATAACTGCAAAAGTTGAATTGCCGGATCCAACAATGATAGATTATGTTAAAACTTATTTGGAAGAACAACAAAATCTAATCAAACAAATTACCGATTTACAAAAAAAGCTATTGGCTACATTTTCGCCTGTGGCTGTATTCAACCCACAAGACAAAGTAGAATAAATTGAAAGAAAAATTCAAACACGCATACATGGACACAGCACGTAGATTTGCTGAACTCAGTCCAGCAATTAGACGCAAGGTAGGAGCCATTGTTGTAAAAGACGATAGAATTATTTCAATCGGTTACAACGGCATGCCTGTGGGCTGGGACAATGAGTGTGAATATAAAGAATATCTAAATGCTGCTAAGGCAGGGTTCATGAACGACGCAGAAATCCAAGATAAATTTCCCTTTGAAGAATACGTAGAGGAATATCAAGCCATGCGTAGATACCGTCTAGTGACCAAAGACGAAGTACTCCACGCAGAGTCCAATGCAGTTTCAAAGTTGGCAAAAAGCAACGAGTCGGGGTTGGGTGCAGATTTGTTTGTGACCACAGCACCTTGCATTCATTGTGCCAAACTCATACACCAGACTGGTATTCGCCGAGTGTGGTACAGCGACAATTACAGAGATTCGGCAGGCATTGATTTCTTGGTCAAGTCCGGCGTAACTGTAGAAAAAATTTAATGTATAATCCAAAATTCAATTACCAACCTGTGCCCAGAGTAACCATCGAGGGCAAACGTTTTTACGCCACTCCTGATGGAAACAAATTACCTAGTGTAACCACAATTCTAGACAAAACCAAAAGTGAAGAAAGCAAAGCAGCACTGAACCAATGGCGAGCAAGAGTAGGCACCGAGCGAGCACAGCAAATTACCACAGAAGCAGCCAATCGAGGCACAAGGATGCACACGTACTTGGAAAAGTACATCAAAGAAGGCGCCATCCCTCCACGTGGAAGCAATCCTTTCTCATGGCCCAGTCATATTATGGCTGAAGAAGTTGTTAAAAAAGGCTTGGTCAATGTAAGCGAGTTTTGGGGTATTGAAGTCCCACTGTATTTCCCCCGAGTATATGCAGGTACTACAGACGGTGCGGGCATACACTTGAACGAAGAATCCATTTTAGATTACAAGCAAACAAATAAGCCTAAAAAGCGTGAGTGGATTGAAGATTACTTCATGCAACTTGCTGCCTATGCAGAAGCACACAATGAATTGCATGGCACACGAATCAAAAAAGGCGTAGTTTTGATGTGCGTCAAGCCCGATTTAGACGCCAATCACAATATCATTGGTCAGCCGCAATACCAGGAATTTGTGCTAGAAGGCACAGAATTTGAGAAGTATCGCGGACTGTGGTGGAAAAAGGTTGAACAGTATTATCTGCTAAATATGTGATACCTCGAGGATATCACAGTGGCAATTTTACAAATTTCAAGAATAACCAATCGCAAAGGATTAGCCGAAGACCTCCCACAACCATTGGCTGGTGCAGAGCTGGGTTGGGCAACGGACAGTCGTAGATTATTCATTGGCAACGGAACTGTTGCCGAAGGCGCCCCTGTAGTGGGCAACACAGAAATTCTTACTGAATTTTCTGATTTGCTTTCCTTTGCTAACCAATACACTTACAACGGTGTCAGCGCCACTGGATACACAGTACAAACAGGTCCTACTGTAGCTACCCCGGTTTCGCAAAGCATACAAGATAGATTAGATAGCATCGTAATCGCTACAGATTTTGGAATCGTTGGCGATGGTGTTACTGATTGTACCGCAGCGATCAACCGTGCAATGTACCAATTGTATTGTGTCAATAATAATCCAGCAATTCGACGGGGATTGTTTTTTCCAGCCGGTGCATACCTCATTACAGGAACCTTGTACATTCCTACCTATGCCACACTGATCGGCGAAGGAAATGAAGGCACAACTATTTCATTAGTTACACAGACTTGGTTAGGAACAGTTGCCTGGCAGGCTGATACTATTGTGGTTCGCGAAGGCGTTTACTATCTTTCTTCGCAAGCTGTGCCCCCAAATACCAGTATTGGTGATACAACCTATTGGACTGAAGTACCAGCACCTGAACAGGTTTGGCAAACAGTAGACAGTCAATTCAATACAGGTACCAGCATTGGCCTAGGATCAGCAGTTGCTCCAACTGGTATCACTATTACAGGAATACAATTTACCACAGACAATCCTGGAATGCAAGGTGCATTGTTGGAAGATGCAAGTCATGTGGTATTAGACAGTGTAAGCATTTTAGGACCTCTCACTGAGCAAAATATCACTGACATTGTTATAGACAGTATTGTAGTTGCAGCGGACATCAATGCCGGCTACGAATACACAATTGTCACACTAGGCGACACAGATTTTACAGAGATTGGTGCTTCACAAAACGTAATAGGTACAAGATTCACAGCCACAGGACCTGGAACAGGAACAGGTACTGCTGAAATCATGTATCCAACCACCACAGCTATTGCCTGGGCCAGTACGCCTGCATTGGTTTGCAGCAATGTAAACATCACAAATTGCAAGTTCGGTGGTTTCTGGACCGGAACAAAAACAGATCAGCAAATCAAAGGCATAGTGATCGGCCAATCAAAATTTGACACACTGTATCAAGGCATATATCTTGGCGGAGATGCACCAACTGATGGTGGCGCCAGCGGTGTGCGTATGGTTCAAAATACATTTGACAACATTTATTTGCAAGGCATCTCACTTGAAAATGTTGAAATGAACGTGTCAGCATACAACACATTTTATGATGTAGGCAACGAATTCAACGGCGTTGATTATCCACAAAGTTCAATCATTGACTTTGATGCTGACAACAACGTCAGCATTGGAGACATGTTCCAAAGAACTGCTGATGTTGCAGAAACTTCTGGATTGGCTAGAATCAATCTGCATCGCCGTGCGAACATTGCCATGGACGGCGCTTATGCTCTGGATCTAGGAACATATCACCGCCAGTCTGGACTTGAAGCAACTCTAGCAGATGGATCCGACGCTGCGGCATTGTTTACAGTTGATTCCGCTGTCACTCGAGCATTTGCTGTTGACTATACCATCGTCCGAGACACTGCTGTGGAAACAGGAAAATACACAGTGGTAGCAGGCACCGACGGAGAGGGCACTGGACTAAACTCAACATACACTGCCCAACTTCAGAACAGTGTCACAAATGTATTCTTTTCTGTTTCTGAATCCGGTGGTGTGGTATCTCTGCTATATACAGTTGTTCCCAGCGGAACAGACGCCTTACTTTCATACTCTGTAACAAAACTAGCTTGACATTCGATGTGGCATCGACAATTTTCTGATCGACTGAGTTCGTGGACCGAACTCAGAACAACTTGCGCTCAATTGCCTGTGGATCAAGCACTGGCAAATATCAATCGATGGTGGTTTGACGCCCCGTGGATTCCTTATCATTTGCACTGGGATGATCAGTTAACTTGGCCCGATCCATGGCAATTGCTAGACGATAATTTATTCTGTCCGCTTGCACGAGGACTGGGAATCCTGTATACTATAGCTATACTTGATCGCAGTGACATGCAAAATGCTGTTTTAATCGAGGTTGGAAGTGACAATTTAGTCCAGATTGCTGGGGGGAAATATATATTGAATTGGGACCCAGATGACATCGTAAATATCAACCTAGACCGATTAAAAATTCGTCACAGCGTCAGTCAAGAGCAAATAAAAAAACAAATTAAGTAGGTAAAATGAAAAATATAACAGTTGTTAAGCGCAGCGGTAGCCGCGAGCCGTTGGCATTGGAAAAATGGCAAGCTCAAATTGCCAAAATATGTTCGGGTATAGCAGATGTTAGCCAGAGCATGATAGAGATCAGAACACAGTTACATTTTTATGATGGTATAACAACACAAGAAATTGATGGTATTACATTACGTGCTATTGTGGATTTGATTGATATTGAATCCAACCCTGATGTTGGACACACCAACTATCAGTACGTGGCAGGAAAACAGCGACTGAGCATGTTGCGTAAAGATGTATACGGAACATATGATCCTCCACACTTGTTGGATATTGTCAAGCGAAATGTTGCAGTAGGTTTGTACACTCCTGAATTGCTGGAATGGTACTCAGAAGATGATTGGAATCGAATGAATGAAATCATTGATCATTCAAAAGATGAGCAGTACAGTTATGCCGCAGTGGAGCAGATGATCGAAAAATATTTGGTCAGAAATAGAGCAACGAAAGAAATTTATGAAACACCTCAAGTTAGATACATGGTTGCTGCTGCGACTGTATTCCACAAAGAAGAGCCTAACTCAGCTCGTTTACGCTATATCAAAGAATATTATGGCGCGGCTTCGGACGGCCTTTTCACACTGGCTACTCCAGTCCTCGCTGGTCTTGGTACTCCTACTAAGCAGTTTAGCAGTTGCGTTCTTATCAGGTCAGACGACGATCTGGACTCAATCTTTGCCTCTGGCGAGATGATGGCCAAGTATGCCAGCAAGCGAGCTGGCATTGGCTTGGAAATTGGACGCTTGCGTCCGCTAGGATCGCCCATACGTGGTGGAGAGATCATGCACACCGGCATGATTCCTTTCTTGAAAAAATGGTTCGGTGATTTACGTTCATGTTCACAAGGTGGTATCCGTAATGCAAGTGCGACTGTGTTTTATCCCATCTGGCATCATCAGTTCGATGATCTCATTGTGCTCAAGAACAACCAAGGTACCGAGGAGACACGGGTACGGCATATGGACTATGGGGTGGTACTGTCGGCTTTCTTTTGGCGTCGATTCAAGAACAAAGAAAATATCACTTTCTTTGATCCCAACGAGGTGCCGGATCTATACGAGGCATTTTATCGGAACACTAAGTTATTTGAAGATCTATATGTCAAATATGAAGCTAGATCTGACCTCCGGAAAAAGACTATGTCTGCTGAAGAAGTCTTTGCCTCAGGCATACTTAAGGAACGAACAGACACTGGTCGCATTTATCTAGTGTTCATTGACAATGTGATGAATCAAGGTCCATTTGACCCTGAGTATCACACCATTTACCAGAGTAACCTTTGCTGTGAAATTCTCCTCCCTACAAAGCCGTTTAAGCGTCTGGATGACGCTGATGGGCGCATCGCGCTCTGTACGCTTGGAAGTATTAACTGGGGCGCCTTCCGGAATCCTGAAGACATGCGCCGTGCTTGCAGAATTCTGCAGAGATCCTTGTGTAATATCCTTGACTACCAAGACTTCCTTTCTATCCAAAGTCAACTATCGAACGATGAGATTCAGCCGCTGGGTATCGGTATTACTAACCTTGCTTACTGGCATGCCAAACGGGGTTTCCAATATGGCGACCGGGATGCTTTGGCCGAGGTTAAATCGTGGATGGAGCACCAGGCTTTCTACCTTACCGAAGCAACAGTTGAACTTGCGAAAGAGCGTGGCCGCTGCAAAGATTCGGACCGCACCTGGTACGGTAAGGGTGTGTTTCCTTGGGAGCGACGAGCCGCCGGGGTCAACGAACTCACGGACTTTTCACCTGAGTTAAACTGGGAAGGCTTGCGCGGACTGATGCGAGCATGGGGTGTGCGTAATGCCACACTGATGGCCATTGCTCCTGTAGAGTCAAGCAGTGTTGTGATCAACTCAACCAACGGCATTGAAATGCCCATGAGCTTGATCACTGTAAAAGAAAGCAAAGCTGGTTCACTCACACAAGTGGTTCCAGAATATCAAAAGCTGAAGAACCGTTATCAACTGATGTGGGCACAAAAAGATTGCGACGGTTATTTGAAGACAGCGGCTGTATTGGCAGCGTATGTTGACCAATCAATCAGCACAAACACCTTCTACAATCCGGCCCACTTTCCCGACCGCAAGGTTCCCACAACATTGATTGCTCGAAACTTAATGCTGGCTCATCACTGGGGATTGAAAACATTCTACTACAGTTTGATCAACAAGCAAGGTAGCAAACAAAAAGACGAAGATGTAGTTGCACCGTTAGAAGTGATTGACTACGACATGGAAGAAGATTGTGAATCTTGTAAGCTATGATAGCTAACGCACAAGATCTGCCAGAAAAGAAAGCCAGCGTAGAGGTATCGGGCATCAAAGTTGTTGTTGACAAAAACGATAACTGGGAAACTGTAGGAATGATACTCGTACTTGTATTAGGAGTATACGCAGGAATCAAAGTTATAAACAAAATTTTTAAGGAAACTAAATGAAAAAGCGTAATTACACACAGGAACAAGTTCGTAAGTTACAAGGTAGCGTACAAATTGAACACACACTGGCCAAACGTGGAGCATACAAACTTCGCGAGCTATTGGCCAATGAACCATACATCAACACCTTGGGTGCATACAATGGTCAAATGGCAGTACAACATGCCAAAGCTGGACTCAAAGCAATTTACTTGAGCGGTTGGCAAGTGGCAGGTGCAAACAATACCTCAAACCAAACCTATCCCGACCAGTCATTGTATCCAGTTGACTCAGTACCTCGTGTGGTCAAAGGTATTAACAATGCTTTCCGTCGTGCTGATCAAATTGAAACACTGGAAGGCAATGTCACAACAGATTACTTCCTGCCTATTGTTGCAGATGCCGAAGCAGGCTTTGGTGGTGCGCTAAACGCTTACGAACTGATGGCAGCAATGATCGAAGCTGGCGCTGCTGGTGTACACTTTGAAGATCAATTGGCGTCGGAAAAGAAATGCGGCCACTTGGGCGGCAAAGTTCTTGTACCCACAAGTCAAATGATTCGCACACTGAATGCCGCACGACTGGCCGCGGACGTTGCAGGAGTTGACACAGTTATCATGGCCCGAACCGATGCAGAAAGTGCAACACTGATTACCAGCGACCACGACCCACTAGACAAGGATTTTATTATCAATGAGCGCACTGAAGAAGGCTTTTATAAATTTAAGAATGGTATTGATGCTTGTATTAGCAGAGGTCTTGCTTATGCCCCTTACGCTGATCTCCTTTGGTTTGAAACTTCGACTCCTGATATTGCACAAGCTAAGAAGTTTGCTGATGCCATCCACGCTGAGTTTCCTGACCAAATGCTTGCTTACAATTGCAGTCCTAGTTTTAATTGGCGTAAGTTTTTGAGCGAAGACGAGTGCGAAACGTTCCAGCGTGAACTAGGCGAACTGGGCTACAAGTTCCAGTTCATTACACTTGCCGGCTTCCACTCAGTTAACCTTGCTACCTTTGAATTGGCCGAAGCGTACCGTCAACGTGGTATGGCTGGCTATTCAGAAATGCAACAACGTGAGTTTGCCGCTCAAGAGCGTGGATTTACCACTGTCAAGCATCAACGTGAAGTTGGCGTTGGTTACTTTGATGCTATCAGCGAAGCAGTGGGTGCCACAAGCACTGTGGCCAACCGAACAAGTACAGAATCGGATCAGTTTCATTGAACTCACTGGAACGTATCTGGGCCAGAGCAACTGGGCATTTGATGGGCGAGACCGATGAGGATCGCCCTGATGTGCCTATACTCACGCTGAAAGAAGCTCGAATAGCATTGTTTTTCAAAACGTTTTGGGTTATAATACATGTGATAACTTGCTGTTTTATTATTGCCGGCGTTATTAGACATTGGAACAATTGATATGATACATATTAGACGCGAAGGCGGGCTCCTTCACAATGGTTTTAATTTTTATTCGTTAACAGACAAAAACAGTTTTGGATTTTTGTTTAGGTATGGTCCTTACATGCCACAGACGAATTTGGGTTCTAAAGTTTACTGTTTTAGATACAGCAAACAAACAAAAAAATGGATAATCGGACATGTCGCAAGCTCAATATAACTTAAAAACAAAAACAGATTACTTGCAACGCAAGATGTTTCTGGACCCAGCCGGTCCGGTCACTATTCAACGCTTTGAAGAAGTCAAGTACAACAAGATTGTGAAGTTTGAACAAGAAGCACGTGGTTTCTTTTGGGTACCAGAAGAAATCTCATTGACCAAAGATGCTCAGGATTTCAAAGACGCTAGCGAAACTGTGAAACATATTTTCACTAGTAACTTGTTGCGCCAAACAGCATTGGACAGTTTGCAAGGTCGTGGACCCAGTCAAATTTTTACACCTGTGGTGAGCTTGCCTGAACTGGAAGCCTTGGTCTACAACTGGACCTTTTTTGAAACAAACATCCACAGTCGTAGTTATTCGCACATCATTCGCAACATCTACAACGTGCCCAAGGATGTGTTTAATACCATTCACGACACTGAAGAAATTGTGAACATGGCTTCAAGTGTGGGCCGGTATTATGATCACTTGCACATGGTCAACTGTGAAAAAGAACTAGAAGTTCCTGTTAAAGAACAACCACATGTCAAAGCCATTTGGCTGGCACTGAATGCCAGTTATGCACTGGAAGCGTTCCGCTTCATGGTTAGCTTTGCCACAAGCCTGGCCATGGTCGAAAACAAGATCTTCATTGGCAACGGCAACATCATCAGTTTGATTCTGCAAGATGAAATCCTGCACAAAGAATGGACTGCTTGGATTATCAACCAAGTGGTCAAAGAAGATCCACGTTTTGCCGCTGCCAAGGCAGAATGCGAAGCAGAAGTCTATGCCATGTACATGGACGTTATTAGAGAAGAAAAAGCATGGGCAGATTACCTGTTCAAGTTCGGTCCTGTTATTGGATTGAATGCCGCTATCCTGCGAGACTTTGTGGACTATACTGCGGCCGCTGCGCTCAAGGAAATTGGTATCAAGTATCAAAGCCCTGCACCCAAGAGCACGCCCATTCCTTGGTTCAACAAACATGTGGATACACACAAGAAACAAACAGCACTGCAAGAAAATGAAAGCACCAACTATGTGATTGGTGTTCTTGACGGCAAAGTGGATTACGATTCATTACCAGATTTATAAGGAGAATAAAATGAAAGCAACAGTATGGAGTAAAAATGGATGCGGATTTTGCTCACAGGCAAAAGCACTGCTGGAAAGCAAGGGCATCGAATACGAAGAGCGAAATATTACCAACAGCAACTGGACCCGAGATGATTTGCTAACTGCGGTACCCACTGCCAAAACTCTGCCACAGATTTTTCTTGGCGAAGAATACATCGGTGGTTACACTGAATTGAGAAAAAAATTAACAGAAAGTGCATGATGACATTAGAAGTAGGAAAAGTATATACATTTAAGATGAACTCTGGCGAGGAAATGATTGCCAAGTATCACAGCGAGGTAGTAGGAAACTATATTGCAGTCACTGATCCAGTGAGCGTGGCGCCTGGGCCAAAAGGCATGGGCCTGGTACCCAGCTTGTTTACTGGAAACCCCGATCAAAGTGTCACTATAAATACTAACTGTATTGCTATGTATGTGGAAACTGACGATGCTGTCAGGGGCAAATATACAGAAGCAACCACTGGTATTCAAGTGCCAGACAAAAAAATTATAATGGGATAACATGCCACCAGTGCAACGACAAGGCGATCCAAACACAGCAGGGGGAACAAACACCAGTGGTGTGAGTTCGGTGCGAGTGAACGGAAAGCCTATTGTTGTTGATGGCACAGTGGTCAGTAGCCATGCACCCTGGGGAAGACCTCATCCGCCGCATGAAGCTGCTACCACAACAGGCGGCGTGGGCTCTGTGCGTGCAGGCAATATTCCGGTCAATGTTGATGGCAATGCTGACACATGTGGTCACACTAGAACCGCAGGTTCGGGCGATGTAAGGGCAGGCGGATAATGGGTTTGCTTACTCCACTGCAACTTACTGCGGCTTCGGCATTATTGGATAATTCTGGCATTGCGTTAAATTCAGAATGGCAAGATCAATTGCAGGCTTATCAATCTACAGAGTTGATTGCCAACTGGCAAAACGCTGTGAATTATTATAATTCTCGCAGTTGGAAAACCGACAACACTCTGGCTTTGTTATTGAGAATGGGCGCTTCAATTTTCCCGGCGCTGGGCAATAGCATTCCAACTGGTGCACCAACACCACGACCCATTGAAGGTCCAGTAACAACAGGATTTGTGGGCCTGATTGAAAATACTGGAAATTTATACCTAGGAGACGGTAACGTAGGTAAATTTGCTCTTTCCTTCATGGCAGCACAAGGGTATATCAGTTCAACCAATGTGTTTATCAACAGCGCAGTAAATGCACAGACCTATCTAGGTCCAACATTTACCAACATGAGCAATCTAACAACCAACAATATCAGTGCATTGAATTCAAATCTAACTGGGTTTGGGGTGGACCTTGGCAATCAAGGCCAGCTTACTGACATGCAAAACCTCAACAACTATGGCACACCTGCAGCACTGTTGAAACAAATTTCCAAAGTAGCTGGCTTACAAGGCGGCACATTGAAAATAATTGAAGTTGCGTTAATAGCTGTTGGACTAACCAAGGCCAACATACTAACATTGATCTCAGGGTCTAGAGACGCCAATCCCACACAGTTTGATCAATACCAACGATTGGCTTATACTGGCATGACCAATGTTGTTGGTGCTGACCTCCAGCAAGTGTTGAGTATTTTAGATGTTACAACTCCCAACATCGCAACACTAGCAGACTTATTGGATCAGAAAAAAATATTTCCTAACAGTTGGTCTACACTTACAACTCCCACTGTTAACGGACCCGTGCCGGTTTATCAAGACAACGGCAGTACTAATTTTGCACTGGCCACAGAAGTAGCTGCATATTTGCCTACAGCCAGTGGTTGCGAAGAGCTTGGAAAAATAATTCCTCCCGGACAAGCTGTGGCAAATAAATCTGTCCAAGTCGGACTGCAACAAATCACTGGTATTGCGTCAACTACCTTGCCCAAGCTTGCACAAACAGTTTTGGGACAATGCAAAAACGTATGGTCAGTTAATAAAATTTATCTAGCCGATAGCTGTGTGGCCAATGGCCAACCCATACCCACTTATTATCGAGCACAGCAAGATGTTCCTGCTGGCATTGATATCAACAACACTGATTATTGGTTGCCCACATCGTTGGGTGGCATCAGTACCATGGCAGGATTACCAGACATTCAAGCACAAACTACAGCGTTGCCTGCTGAAGTTGTTGCATACTATGATACTCTTGCTACAGGTACTGGACCCAACGGAACATTGACCACATGCGATTTATTTGGCACTGCTGCTGGCAGCGGATACATTGAAAAATTAGCTACAGTTACAGGAATAATCAATTCTTTGAATTCAATAGGTGAACTAAACACATTGAAAAATGTTTACATTAACATGTTGTCAGCAACCAACGATTCTCAAATGTTAAGCTACATCAGTGCTGCCAATACTAACATTCTTTCTATTAGTACAAATTATCCAGAAGCTGCCGGAATAGCAAATACTGCATGGATGTGGATGGCTACAAAACTTGCTACAGAAAAAAACAATCAAACCAAAGCTGGCATTGACTACGATAATTTGCCAGACAACAATCAAACCAGTGTTTATGGATTTGTGCAAAATCTACCGCAGTACGGACTTCAAGTTGATGCTTGCGGTGCAGGTGATTTCCTGGATCAGGTCGCTGACCTTTCTGTAATCGGTGGGCAAGCGATTGTTGGAACCATGCGCGAAGCCAGAAACAATCAACGCCTTGGCGCCGCACAATTGGCGCAAAATACCACACCTTCCACAGGTTTTGCAGTAACGCCTGCGCCTGCAGTTGTTCCTGTAAACTAAAGTATACATTTTTAGGTTAGTACACACTTACCCGAAAACAGTTGACCAAAAATAGCTATTTTGCTATAATAACAACATGAACAACAAAACACCAGTCGAAACGCCCGAAGACGAGTACACCACAGGCATGGACATTGCTGACAGTGTCGGGCTCATTGCTTTGTGCGTGTTGATTGTGCTGGCACTGTCAATCTAACGGTTGACCAATATTTCCCATTTTGCTATAATTGAAACATAGCGTAACAAAACAGGAGTTTGAGATGAATATCAAAGACGTCAATTCTGCGATTATTTCTGGCATTTACACCAACGACGATCTCAACAGCATTGCTGAAGCACTAAAATATGCTCGCGCTCAACTTGGAAAATTAAACCGTCGTGGCATGTTGCCCGGCGACACTGTGCGGTTTACCAGCAACCGCAACGGTATCACCTACACTGGTACAGTGACCAAAGTCAAAATTAAAAACGTTCTTGTTCGCACCAACGCTGGCATGTTCAACGTTCCTGCTAACATGTTGGAGGCAGTTTGATGTTTTGGGTGATTGATAAAAAAGGCGCCAAGTTTGTGTTCAAACGCATCGACGATCTGTTTGACTTCATTGCAGTTTGCGGTGCAAACAACATTGTTGAAGGGTGGGCAGGGATATGAACTTCCGGCAGTGGTGCCGCGAAAAGTGGTTTGAGCACAAAGACGAACTAGAAGCGTACGGCCAGAAATTGCCATATACTTCGCAAGAATACTTTGCCCGATACAAATTCTGGCTCAAGCGCGAATATCGTCATCAACACAATGCAAATCGATAAAAGGTGGTATGTAACTATGGGACTGGATCAATACGCATACGTGGCCGCAAAGGCCGGGCAACGAGAAGAATTTTACGAAACGTCAGAGTACAACGAAGAAACCAAGGAGTGGGTTAGCAAAACTGCCAAGCCCCGTGAAATTGCCTACTGGCGCAAGCATCCTAACCTGCAGGGATGGATGGAACGGTTGTGGGAACACAAACTGGCCGCCCAAGGCCAAATTCCCGAAGCAGGACAATTTGGTAGCACATTCAATGGAGTTGAGCTAGAGCTTACATGGGAAGACCTTGACGCCTTGGAACGGGCTGTGACACACAACCAACTGCCCGAGACCACAGGTTTCTTCTTTGGCAATCCTTCTGATGAGCATTATCGCGAACAGGATCTTGCGTTTATCCGCGAGGCCCGAGCAGAGTTGTTCTTGGGACTCAAAGTATTTTACAATTCCAGTTGGTAATGCTCAAGCAAGACATCCTCGACTCAAAAGGCAACGTGTACGCCACAGTTAAGTTTGATGGCACCATGTTGTCATTCTGCAACTTACAGCCATACAATCTGACCTTTGTCATGGATGCCCGAGTGGTCGAGCAACTGCTACCAATTTTACAAAGCATCAAGTTAATTCAGTGGACCGGAGCCGTAAATAAATGATAGATTACACAGAAGATAGGTTTATTGGAACTATGGCATCAGGTTGGATCCGCGACTTGGAAAGTTCTGACAGTCGTTTGCATAAAGAGGCAGTGATTGAAAAAGCTCTCATGGCTGCAAAGCTAGGATCAGCAGAAGCGCAGGCGTTCTTGTTCAACTGTTACCAAGCCTACAATCCGTACTATACATTCCATGTCAAACAAGTACCAGAAGTTAGCGACCACCGAGACCGTCCCAATGCATGGCCTAAGTTTTGGGCACTGCTAGAAGCACTTCGTACTCGTTCAACTACAGGTAACTCAGCTCGTGAAGCCATTGTGGAATGTGCTGAACTGTTCGATGATGCTGAGTGGAATACAGTTTGTCGGCGTGTTATTATCAAGGACCTGCGTTGCGGCATCTCAGAAAAGACCTTAAACAAAATTCTTAAAAACACCGATTGGGAGATTCCGGTATTCAGTTGCCAGCTGGCACAAGATTCAACTGATCAACCCCGGAAGCTCACAGGCTTCAAACGCCTTGAGCCCAAGCTGGATGGGGTGCGTGTGTTAGCTGTGGTGCAAGGCATGAACGTGAGCTTGTTCAGCCGCAATGGCAAAGAGTTTGCCAACTTCCCCCAGATTGCCAAGGATATTAACATCTACCGCAGAGCATTCCAAAACAATCTTGGCTCAGGTGGTCGTTTTGTGCTGGACGGCGAAGTAACTGGCGAGAGTTTCCAAAAGCTCATGAAGCAAGCACATCGAAAAAGTGATGCCCAAACCGATGGTATGGTGTACAACATCTTTGACGTTGTTCCTTTGGACGACTTCCAGCGCGGTTATTGGAACGCTCAACAATACAAGCGTTTTGAAATTCTAGATCGCGCCCGCGGCGCACTAGAAGATGCCACAGGCGGTCACAGCCTGAGAGTTGTAAGCGGACTGGAAGTAGATCTAGGCACAGCTGAGGGCCACGATATTATGAATCGCTATGCCCAAGATTGTGTGGCAGAAGGCTACGAAGGCATCATGATCAAAAGCATGGATGCTCCGTATGTGTGCAAACGAGCAGACTACTGGATGAAATGGAAGCCTACTATTTCAGTAGATTTGACCATTGTGGGTTTTGAAGAAGGTACCGGTCGTAACGAAAACCGACTTGGTGCTATAATTTGTGAAGGAGTTGACAATGATCGTAACATACGAGTTAATGTTGGTAGCGGTTTTAGTGATAGCGATCGTGATGAGTATTGGTCCGGAAGGGATAGCCTGCTTGGGCACTTGGTTGAAGTCCAAGCTGACGCAGTTACGCAAAACCAAGACGGATCATACAGTTTGAGGTTCCCCCGATTCCTACGTTTCCGTGATTTTGAAGCAGGCGAAAAGTTGTGAGACGCTGGGACGAGGATTCAGATCTGTGGCTGTTTACCATGTCAGAGTTTCAACAGCTTCCTGATGGTATTGTGCTAGAAAGCATCGATGGCAAAAAAGCAGTAAAAGGTCTGGATCGCATCGGCCACGATCAACGTGCTAGGTATATTGCTTGGGGAATACGAGATCCTTTCAATCATGAACTAGGGCCATTGTTTACAAAGTTTGTGTTAGAAACAAAATGAAGAAAGTCTACTATGAAAAGATCGGGCGCAAATATGTGCCTGTTAGCGAGTACGATGGCGATTATCATCTGAGTTTTCCTAAAGGTAATCACCTTGTTATGTGTTATCCTGGTGGCTCCTCACGTAGGTTCAACGTCGAACCTGCCCTGGCTCCAATGATTGCTGCCGGCCGCTTTGCTGAAGACAAAATGTGTGAAGCTGTTTATGAGGCAGCTTCCATGCATCGCCAAGAGCACCAAGGCACAGAGCTAACCCCCGAGCAACTTTGCGCCTGGCGCAATTTTGAAAAAGTCATGGGCGAGCGTGGCAAGTATGTGCAATTCAAAAGCACACACGACATTGTAGGAGCTGGACTTCGGGTGTTGGAAAAAGAAGCCGCTGAACTCATGACACACCCAGCAGTTCGTGACGCCTACGAACAGTTCCAAGCAGTTTGCAAATTGGTTAAACAAACCAGTTGACATCTACGCAATCTGTTGTATAATCGCTAGGCATGGTCCAGGAGGTTGTGCTGCTCAATGGAGAAAGCGGAAACGATTGGTAACCTAGGTCCGCTAGAACCCGTGGCAAGTGAGCGTAAGTCACAGAGGTGAGACACTGTCTTGGAGAAATCCAAAACCCAGGCTGGTACCCTGGGGAGTATGCCTTAAAGAACTAAACAGTGAAAGGAATGAAACATGTCTGTTGAAATTGCGGTTTCTGCGTTGAGTATGCCGCAGTCCCTCGACTCTCTTAAATTGGAAACGCCCTTGACCATGCACCGTGTTGTTTTCGAAATCTCGTCAGTTGAAACATGGTACAAGATAATGGCCGAAGCAAGAGTGCAATTCGGCAAGAACTGGCGTGCTCAACCCAGAGTCAAGCGCAGACTCACCAGCTGGAGGAACACCACTCTAAAGGTTTGGTTTGAAGTGCCAGACTCGACTTTTGCAACCTGGTGTGCAGTTAAATTGGGTGTTCAAGCTGTGGGAGTAGTCAATAAATAAATCTATGTTTCTCTCATGGTTAATGATGGGCGTGGCACTGAGTCTCAGTGTTATCGCCGCTTTTTATAGTATAGCAGGTTTGGCTGCTATTTTTGCCGCGGCGGTGGTTCCTATTGTGGTAATGGGAACAATATTAGAAGTCGCCAAGCTCACTGTCACAGTTTGGTTACACGAGTACTGGCCACGGTGCCGATTCCTTATGAAGGCATACCTGGTACCTGCGGTGGCATTGCTTGCTTTTATTACCAGTATGGGTATATTTGGATTTCTAAGCAAAGCACACAGTGACCAGGGCATGGTGTCAGGTGACGTGCAAGCCAAGATTGCCATTTACGATGAAAAAATTCAAACCGAACGGGAGAACATTGATGCAAATCGCAAGGCGCTTAAACAACTTGATGAGGCAGTGGACCAAGTTATGGCACGCTCAACAGATGAAAAAGGGGCCGATAAGGCCGTGGCAATACGGCGAGCCCAGCAAAAAGATCGCGCTCGTTTACTTGAAGAAATTAGCAAGAGCCAATTGCGGATTACCGCACTCAACGAAGAACGAGCTCCAATTGCGGCGGAAGTACGAAAAGTGGAGGCCGAAGTGGGCCCTATCAAGTATATCGCCGCCTTGGTGTATGGGGATAACACCGATGCAAACATTTTAGAACGGGCAGTGCGTTGGGTCATAATTATTCTAGTAATTGTATTTGACCCATTGGCAATTATGATGCTGTTGGCTGCAACCGAAAGCTTCAAGTGGGAGAAAGAGCCGCCTGTGGCAGAAACTGTAGTTGATGATGACAAGATTCGAGAAACTGCCAAAGAGCAAGAGCCCGAAATACCAGCGGAGCCTGTGCCCGAAGTTGAAAAGTCTTGGCAAGAAAAGTATCCATATCTCACTAAACCTTTTGTGCATTTCAGTAATACCAAACCGGTAGTCTATTCGGGCAATCCTGCAGAGTTTCAACAACCTTGGCCGGAAGAGAAAAAACAAGAGTTGGTCAAGGTAATGAAGGATATTTTCCCGTCGGACGATTGGTTAGACGGCGAAGAGCATGGTTCAGATGAAGAAAAGCAAGCCATAAGAGAATGGAAAGCGGCTAATCCTGAACTCACAGTAAAAGCACAGCGAGAACTGCTGGCACGTGGTGAAATTACCGAACTACCTTGGGCAAGAAAACCCAATTCAACTTTTGGATTTGTGTTTCCTTGGAGCCCAGAAAAAGGCGACACATTTATCAAAACAGATGTGGTGCCCAATGCAATGTACAAGTTTAACGGAACTCAATGGATGGCCGTTGACAAATCTGTGTTAGACAGTTATACTCATGATACTGCATACATTGATTATCTTATCTCCAAAATATCATCAGGTGAATATGATCCTGAGCTATTGTCTGAAGACTTGCGTGATCAAGTAGCTGAACGTATCAAACAAACTGACGCATGAAAACAACTGAAAATTTAGATAACTGTAGTTTTTGTGGAAAACACAAAGATCAAGTAGCTAAGCTCATTGTGGGCGCCGAAGTTGCAATTTGCAACGAGTGTGTGGACTTGTGCCAGACTTTGCTAGAAGATGCACCTGTTGCCAAAGCTGACAAAACGCCCGGTGCGCTTGATCCTAGAGAAATCAAACGTCACCTTGACGAGTATGTGATTGGGCAAGACCAAGCAAAAATTGTTCTCAGTGTAGCAGTTACCAACCACTACAAACGAATCAACAACAAAGAAAAACAAACCGAAGTCGAAAAAGCCAACATCCTCATGCTTGGTCCCACAGGATCAGGAAAAACACTGCTGGCCAGAAGCGTGGCCAGATATTTGGATGTGCCGTTTGTTATTGCAGACGCCACCAGTTTGACTGAAGCAGGATATGTGGGTGATGATGTTGAGAGTTTGATCAGTCGGCTGTACGCAGCTTCTGGATTCGACGTTGAAAAAACACAGCGTGGTATTGTGTTTGTGGACGAAATTGACAAAATCAGCAGAAAAAGCGAAAGCACAAGTATTACCCGAGACGTGTCGGGCGAAGGCGTGCAACAGGCCCTGCTCAAGTTGGTTGAAGGCACCAAGTGCAGAATTCAACCAACTGGTGGTCGTAAACATCCAGGCGGGGACATGATCGAAATAGATACCACTGACATTCTGTTCATAGCAGGTGGTGCTTTTGTGGGCCTGGATAACATTGTTAAAAACCGTATCAAAGGCACCAGCATTGGATTCCAAGCTGAAGTCAACCAAGATACTCCTGGCAAATTAGACATGGTCACGCCCGACGATTTGGTACGCTTTGGGTTGATTCCTGAGTTTGTGGGCAGATTCCCCAGTTGGGTAGCATTGCAAGAGTTAACGTTGGAAGATCTCATTTCCATTCTAACTGAAGTTAAAAACTGCTATGTTGATCAGTATCAATGGTTATTTGACCAAGATCAAGTTGCACTGACATTCGAAACTGACGCACTCAAACGCATAGCTGAAAATACCATCAAAAACAAAACTGGCGCCCGTGGGCTGCACAGTGAACTGGAGCGTGTGTTATTGCCGCACATGTTTAACTTGCCACGCTATCGAGACAGCGAAATCAACAGCCTTACAATCACTCAAGACCTGGTAAATAATCCTGTAGAACTAAAGGGATTACATGAACAAGTTGCGAGGAAGGTCAGTACTGGTCACTGACGACAACATAGAAAAAGCTCTGCGTAAGTTCAAAAAGAAAATCCAAAACTCGGACATTCTTAACGAGCTACGCAAAAGAGAGCATTACGTTAAACCTACCACCAAGCGCAAACTCAAACGTAGCGCGGCTAAAAATCGCTGGCGTAAAAAGCTGGACGATCAAGCATTGCCCAAGAAGCTATACTAATGTACGTGGAGTTCAAGCTACCCGAATCTATTGCTGGTGCGTCATTATTGTTGCTTCGTCGTAGCATACTTGATTGGTCCGAAAAATACCAAATTCCTTACACTGAAAAAACCATAAAATACACTTACCGCGTGTGTTTTGATAAAGACGAGTCTTATAGTTTTTTTGCAATGACCTATCCACAGACCCGGCACTTTCTCCAATATCGCATTGTGTCTGACCTAAATAATAAAATAT